TTCCCATCACTTGCCCCGATTTCGACACACACAGGGATAAGGTTAATGTTGTATCTTTGACAGTATTCTACAATAAATTCGTCCTCTTGAAATTGTGAATAATACATAGTTTTTATAGTTTTTTATTGAAGTGAAAATTCTTTTATTGGAGCGCCTTCACTATCTATCTTCCATTCTGCGCCCCTTATCCAGTATTTGTTTTTATGATTGGTTATTTTTTTATTTAATATTATTGATTTTAATTCTATTGCGCTATAAACCTCAACCTTCGCCATTACAATACCTTCATTCTTGTATTCTATGATACTTTTATCTTGCAATCCAATTAAATAAGTCCCTTCGAGATTTATTTTTTGAATATCTGCAAATTTTAAAAACGTCTCAATATCTACACAATACATTATTTTTCCATTTTAAATACATAATTTCCTTCTTGCCCTTCAATAACCGTATCATGTTTGTTTGTGTCAAAAATAATATCCGGTATCCTTTCAGGAAATGCTTTGCATGCCATTCCCTTTTTTCTATTATAATATACACAATTATTGCAAATTATAACATATAAATTCCCTTCCATTTTTTCCACAATAGCACTCATAACTTTTTTTTATTTACAAATATACTAAAAATATCAATACATTACGGCTCTAAAAGCTCAATAATTATACTTTTTGCATAACCTTTTTTGTTTACTTTTATCTTATTAACAATAAATTTTGTTTCTTTATTAAATAAAATTTCTTGTTCTGTTTTGTTGTCGGAAATGGGTGCAATATCTACACCATTTTTGCTATGAATAATGAACTTAGCTTGATATTGTGAACTCCCAAGAAATCTATTTATAATCCCTTCTGATTTTGTCGTTGAAACAAACCCTTTATCAATATACATATTACCTTTTTTAAGTGATAAATATTCTTGAAATTGGGCTTCTGTTAATGTTATTCCCCTATATGTAGTACCTTTATATTTTTCTGCATTGTTTAGATAATTGCTAATATTACTTATTTTTGTTTTTGTTTCGTCATCTATTGTGCTCCTTATTCCTCGTAAATAAGAATTCATTTTACCGGAACCTTCTTTTGTGTAGAAATTAACATCTTTTTGTCCTTGTTTATCATCTAATAGCCAACTCGGTTTGTTTTTGAGTTTACCAAAACGAGCTTTATTTTCATCTACATATTTTTTGTAATTATCAGGCATATCCTTGATTTCATCTGCTTTCCATTCGTCGAGCGTTCCCTCTTTACGTGCTTTTACTCTTGATGCAAATTCTTCTTCTGTGAGTAGGATAGGAATCATAATGCACCGGCAATTAGAACCCCAAACACATTTTCCATTTCTTCTCACATATAAAATATGATTTTTTTCGAGTTCTAAATCATAAACAAAATCACTATAATCAATAAACATTTTATTGAATACCGAAGCAGTTTTACCGTTACATTCTGATATTCTGTAACAGTCTGCATTTGTTTTATAGGTTCCATTTTTGAATACGCTTTCAGTTCCTTTTTTGCTTACAATCAGATAACTCGGTCTTTTGCCTATTTTAACCAATAATTCGCCTAAATCTGATGCTAAACGTTGCGAAGAGGTAAAATATACACGCTCATCTTTTTCTGATATGAATCTATGTCCGTGATTGCCGATAAATTCTCTTGGTTTTCGTACCATTCCATCGCAACAAATAAAAGCATCTAAAAATATTTTTATTTGTCGTTGAGAAGCATTTTTAATTGATTCAGGAATGTATTTATCAAATGTTTTCCCAAATTCTGAAAGATAATTATACATATCTTTATCTCTATAAGATATTCTTTCTTTTTCACAGTTAAATTTAAATGGAAGTTTTTTACTTAATTCAACAATTTTGGCATATGTTTTAAAATCATAAGATTTTGTTTGAGTAATTCCGAAAACGTTTTCTCTTGTGCTTACAGTATATCCATCAGCAAGCCAATATCCCATAAATTCGCAAAACAAATCAAATTTTATAATATGTTCACCTATGACAATAGAATAAATATCTTTTTTATTATATTCACTACTCCGATATAATGCTCCGTTAGTGCTTTTGTAATCAAACGCAAGTTTATTGTCCATAATCATTCCATTTGATTTATTTAAATAAATCATTGAATGGTCTGGAGTTACTAATAAATCAAGGGATTTATTTTTAAATTGAATCATCTTGCCGTTATAGTAATATTCAATAAAATTTACCCATTTAACGAATTCAGGATATTTTGTATCAGGATTTAAACTAAATATTAAATCTTTTTTTTCAACATCTTTGAATAACTTCCAACCATTATCTGTCATCACTTCCGTATCGCTTGAATAACAATGAGGATGCCAACCAGTCCATCTAAACTTCTTAGGATAAATACCTTGCAACTCGTCGCAAATGTCATAAAACGGCACTCTCTTGCCGTTCCTTAATATTGTATGATTATTTGAAAGCCTTATTTCATATCCTTTGATAAGTGGATTGTTTTGGTAACTTGCCCATTCTGCTTCCCGATATGCAGCATTTACTTCCGTTGTGATTAGTCGCATGGCGTTTTTGTAGGCACTTCGATATACTCCTTGTCCCGGATGATATTCTTTTGCTGCCTTACTCAATTTAAGTTCTCCAGTTTCCTTGTTTCGTACTCTTCTAAATAAAGCGTTTGGATTGTTTAGATATTTTTGCATATTCCTTGCAATATCATCGGCTGATTTGCCTTGTTTTATGCCGTTTTGAATGGCAATCTCCATTTCCTTTTTAATTTGATCGTTGTAATTCCAAACCCTTTCCGATATATTCAAACCGCCTTTTTTCTCAGTAGCTATTCTATACGATTCTTTTGTTTTATTTCTTATATCCTTTGTAGCTTGTAGAACCGTCTTATCAATCTCTGTTTTATAATCTTCATTCAATCTACCGAAAGCATTACTTAAATGATTTGTTGTATTATCAATTCCATAACTCCATGCATTAGCAATTCCTTTTTGAAGATTAGTATTGATAATTTGTGTTAATTCTGCAACTATCTTATCAACCTTATGAGTTGTATAATTAGAAAACTTAAAATCTTCAGCTCCTTTTTTTATTGCTTTTTGTACTTCCGGAAGGTTAAGCATACGTTTATAAGTATCACCGTAATAATACTTCAATTTCTTGTTAATCCGTTCAATATATGCTTGCAGTTCCTTCTCGTTCATTATAATGCTTTTATATATTTTTCAAGTACGGTTTGAGCCTGTAAACAGGAACCTGTCAGCACATCATAGCCTTTTGCTTCAACGTATAAAGCATATTCCATTCCGGCAACGATAACACCTATTAAAGATTCAGGATGAGTTTTTGCTGCTTCTTCTGCAATCCTTTTACCTTCAACAATGCCTTTTGAACCATCACCCTCAGTCCCTATACCTGCAATGCTGAAATTTTCTGTAACAAGTTCACCTCTATCGTATAAAATGAAACCAATAGATGAGCGAAGGTTGTTTGTTCGGTCTTTGTAGGTATTTGTTTTCTTTGCAAGGTTGACAATATCACGACAAGCCATCTCAAAAGCTTCCGTATATGATGCTTTTGCTTCTTCTGTTTTTGCGTCAATCTTAGCAAATAGTTTGCTCATGTCAGTAGTGCATTTTATAGGCATTTTTCAGTAGTTTTTAGTCAAAATATAGATTTTTGCAAACGATTTATTTTCATTTAGTTAGTCTCAAACCTTCACGGGAAGAAGACGACTTTTACCGTTACTCAAAATCGGCACAATCCAACGCAAAAGCTGTTATCCATTTTCTTTTTATAGGACAATAAACTTTCCGGTCTACAATCTTATGATTGCTATTCTTACAATGCACACACATAACTGCTTTATGCAGTTTCTTTTCTGTTGTTTTCTTTTCTGTTGTTTTAGTAGTTTTTGCCATAGTGTTAATTTTTAATAGTTTTATATCCAATTCTTTTAATTTCTTCGGTTGTAAATTCTTCCTCTCTCATCCATACGGTTCGATGTGCGCCGTCATAATAATAAGTTAGCTCATACGAAATTCTATCAAATTTTATCTCAACGGCAGTTATCATAGCCGAAAAGCCGCTAACTTTAATTATTACCATTGTTCCACATTCAAATATTTTCATGATTTTTTTTATTTTTATACTGTCGGTTCAAGGGTCTCTAATACATTCAATCCTTGTTCTTCTTCTTTTATAAGTTCATATTCTTTTTCAGGGTCATTGGTATAGTTCAATTGTCTGATTGCCGTTTTTTGTGAGAGAATTGGTTTGTTACCGGTTGCAGCAACCAATACATCAACCTTAGTTTCATTATCATCAATCATAAATGGAATAATTTCCGGTTCTATATCCATGCTGTCGCAAGTCGCTTTTAATCCACTATTAAACATTCCGATAAATGCTTTAATGAGGTTTATTCGCCTTGTAAGGTATTCAGATAAAACTTCTTGCTTTTCTTGTACTTTTAAATGAGCATCAAGGAATAATAGTTTCAAAGCTCTACCGGAAATATTTCCTAACCCTTTGACAGATTCAAAAGATAAGTTAGGAGTTTGAGTGAGAGAATAGATGAGATTTAACAACGTTTCAATTTCAAGTTTTACCGCCTCCGGTGCCTGCTGCCAAGAAAGGTATTTAGCATCGCTGTCTCTATCTCCTTCGATGATTGAACCCGCTTCTCCTTTTCTTCCGAAACCTACCAATTGACCTTTGATAAAGATTTTAGGTGAAGCATGATAGTCGTTCGTGTCTGCGAAATTAGATAGTAATTTTTCAAGCCTATCAATCAAACTTTGAACGTCTTCCCATTCGGTTTGTTCCTGCCTACCGTACACAATAGGTATCTTGCCGAGTTCAATCTTCTTTGGAAATCCTTCTACAGCCTTTTTGTCGGTTATATTCCACATGAAATGCTGACTATCTGTATAAGTTTCAAAGAAAATAACTTCTTTATCATCCACTTTTTTAGTGAATTCACGTGAAAAGGCAATCATATCGCCAAAGTCATCAAAAGTAGGAAATAGCTTATCACCTTTCAATGTTGAAAATACTGCAGCTCTTAGCTTATAAGAACTATCAAAGCCGTATAATGCTTTTGCATTTTTATCTTCAACTGGGTACCAATACTCTGCTACTTCGGTTGTAGAGAACATCACTCTTGCTATTTTTCTATTAAGAGAGGTTTCTTTGTTTTTGATAAGAATCTTTTTTATGCCGTTTAATACGGTTTCTTCCGCTTCGGATAGCGGTTCGTAGTTAAGGGTGATTGGATTACCAAAAGAGAACGAAACAGCCCTTTTTACGATGAGTTTTTGAATCGCAATGGCTATTCTTGCAACTTGCTCAATCTTGGTACCTTTTTCTGCCGTTTCGCTGCCCTCAGAATAAGTTGCGGTTTCCGTTCCGCTGTCCATATCGACTTTTACTTTTTTATTCGGGCGTTTAGTTTCGTCCATCACATCATGATTCTTAGGTTCAAGCTGATTTCTAATTGTCGTAATATCCGGCAATGGATCAGGTCGTGATTTCTTGATTTTGTCTACCAATTCGGTAACATCATTACTTGTAAGTAGTGTTTTTAATTCTTCTGTATTCATAGTTAATAAAATATTCCGGTTAAGTCTTTTATTCTCTTTCTTTTGCCGAGTATTTCGGTAAGAAATATGTATCTTATAGCATCAATAGCATGGTTGAAGGCATCTATTGGAAAATTCAACCATTTCCCTTCTTTATCTTGCTGGTATGTGTAATTTTTGAATTCTTTGATTATATTTGTACTTCGTCTTGTAATACAAAATTTATATTCAAGCATTTTTGTGATTCCTGCTTGCACAGAGCCTTGATATTTATCCACAGGAATAGCGTTTATACCTGCATTTTTGATTTCTTGAATCATTCTCGGGTCTGCACTTTCACATATTATTTTATTTATATTATTTATTTTTAATTCTCTGATAATATCTGATGTAAGCATGTGAGTACGATAAAATATTTCATCAAGATAAACTGTTTTTGTAGTCTCATCAATGTAAGCTTTTACAGCTGTAGAAGGATCATTAGTGAATCCAAAGTCCATTCCATACAAACTATTCTTAACAAAAGGATATTCATCAATAATCTCTATATTTCTAAATATCAACCCTTCAATGGCTGCTTGTATTCCTAACCCATAAATCTTCCAAAGGCTGTCATTCTTTGTACGTAGGCTTTCAATTTCATCTATAATTGTTTGTTCAAGGAATGGATTGTCTTTATAAGTTGATAAAATATGTTTAGTCCT